ATTTATAGAGAGTGCTGGTAATTATATTACTTGGTACACAGTATTACATGGACTATGTAGAAAGTTTGGTTTTATTTGTCATCAAAAGAATGGTGAGTATTATTTAACTTCTTATGGTTCTAAAACAAGAAATACAACAAGAGATTATTTTAAGTATAATAGTTCTGGTACATATCAATCTACTTTTACTGAAACTGACACTACTGTAACTATAGATGATTCTGATAATTTTATACAGATTGGTAAGTCTTTACAAGTTTCTTTATCTAAAGGAAATAAGTCATATACTACTAATAGTAAATTACAGAATGTTATACAATGTGTGCTTAATGGAGATTTTAGCTCATGGGCATCAACTACAAGTGTAGATGCTTGGACTGGCAGTTTAACATACCAAAGAAATGGTACATCTAACCAAGCAAGATTTTACACAAGTCAAACTATTGGATTAGGCTCTGGTACAAGTATTGAATCTCAAGCCTATTCATGTAGTGCTGGTGATATTATTTCTGTATTCTCAGATATTAATACAAATGGTTTATTTGCTGAATCTGCAAGAGTAGTTTTAGTTCCTACTGACACTGCATTGCCTACTTATTATTGGACTCCTACTGGTTCATTCCAAGATACAGATTATATTCTTGACCATACATCATTTACTGGTTCTACAACTAAATATGCTTATATACCAGTAGATGGTAAATTGTATGTTAGGATATATCAACCATATTACGTTGGTGCCACAATTCCTGGCTTATTTACCTATGTTGGTTATTTTAGGATTCAATACTATGGCGTAAACTCAAGCGTTCAGAATTTTACAGCACAAGTAAATGAAGCTGCTAAAGACAGTTTATTTAACAAGGATAGTGAGACTTATGATGATATTACCATTTTTGGTGACCAAAATCTATTTGTTACTATACCGAGCAATATTACATTTAACAATGGCGACAACGTGGCTGCTTCAAGGTTTATTAGTGCTTGGTTAACAGATGGTAGAAGTGCTGTACTAAATCAATGGCAAAGAAATGGCTCTGGAACAACAGCTACTATATTTGAACTTGTTTCAGAAGATGTGGGAGTTGATGAGTTATACAATCAATTAAATATAAGTGGCAACTTTAAAAGCATAGGCTATGATTTACTTTCTAAGTTTTTTTATTCTTATGCAACTGGTGTTACTGGTAAAACTTATGTACTAACATCTTTTAAATGGGATTTAAGAAGAGGAACTCAAGACGTAAATATGTTTGCTATAAACTATCCAATAAGCACCAACATTGTTAGAAACATATATTTAAACACAAATAAATAATAATATAAAATGCCGATTACTTCTGGTTCTAATATGGTTCTTTACCGCAACTCAACAGCATCAACGAATGTTTTTGGTGCTTCTACAAACTGCTCAATGTCTGTTAGTACTGAGTTTATAGATGTAACAACTATGCCAACTGGTACTTATACTCAGATATTGCCTACATCTACTTCTTTCGAGATTACTGCAGATGGCTTTATAACAATGGATAATGTTAACTATTATACACTTTTAGGCTTACAAAAGAACAGAACATTGGTAAATGTTAAGTTTCAAATCTTAAACGGTGGCGGTAATATTACAATAAATGCTGATTGTTATATTACTTCTATATCAATTAGTGGCCCATTAGAATCTCCTGGCACTTATTCTGTAACATTACAAGGCACTGGCCCTTACGACTTCGTATAATATGCAACATCTTAGAGACTATATACTTATCATTGGGTTCTTTTTCTTAGGCGTATTTGCCTATGAATCATGTCATAAGTCTTATAAAAAGGCTGACTTTACCGATATGAGCAACTATAATAAGATTAAGGAGATACATGATACTGTGTACTTAAAAACGTACAGAAAAACGTACATAAAGGGAGATTCTATTCCTTTTGTCATTATAGATGTTGATACGACCACTATTCATGACACAGCTTTTATCATGTACGATTATAACCTAAGCAGGGCTTATTCTGACACTATTAAACAAGATTCTAATATCTTTGTGATTAATGATACCATCAGCCAAAATAGTATCAAATCGAGGTCTTTTGAGTCCAAGATTACCGAAAAAACCATCTATGTTAAGGAGTTTTATGCAGAGAAAGCTAAGTATAGGCTTTTTTACGGCATAAGAGGCGATTTTAGCCCATCTAATGGCTTAGAAGTACTAAGTCCTGGTTTGATGCTAAGTGCCAAAAATAAGGCTCTAATAGGCCTTAATCTTAATATTAATAAAAATAACAATATGAGTTACTCTGGTAGCTTGTATTTTAAAATAGGTAAAAAGTAACATGGCTCCAAAGAAAGACGTTAACGTAAGTGCTAATCCTCTTCCGATTAGTTTCTCCCAATTTAGTAAAGACCCGATTAAGGGTACTATGTTTTTAGTTATCATCGGTATAACTGTCCTTTATGTAGACATTAGAGGCAATTTCAACAATCAAATCGACTCTCAAGACGCAAGGATTACTAATCTTGAGTATAAAGATAGCTTAAAGACACAAGCGTTAATTGAGTGTAAGACAGCCCTAAGTTCAACAACTACTAAGTTAGAGACTCTTGATGCAATGGGTGCTATTAAATCATCTGTTAAATAATAGGCCATGAAATCAATCCTTTTAATTTTAGGGTTTCTTACAATAACAGCTACAAGCATCAATGTTACAGCTAAGAAAGAAGATAATAAGGTTGCTGAAGATAAAGAGTTTCAACTGTTTATGAATGACTTTAACAGCACATTGACTAAAAATAAAGCTGTTCAGATAAAAGCAGATGAGGCTAAAGAAGCAATAGTAACGTCAACCGTTAGCAAGTTTGCTGAGATTAAGCTAGAAATTAGCACACTAAAAACCGAACTAAATGAAGTTAAGCAGACTTTGGATAGTGTTAGCAATGATACTGCTGTCAGTTTCAAGCTACTCGCAATATCCCACTACAAAAAAGATTAAGGGTGATTCTGTAGTTATAATGACCATCGGTCAAGCAGATACCATCAACAAACTATATAAGTCCTATAACGATACAATAATCGCTTATAAGGACTCATTAAAATCTAAAACAATAAAACATGATTCTATTTTCACTATCTACAGCTATAAAGTTAGTACGCTTGAAAATTACAAGTATCGTTACGAAGCTAATCTCGAAACATATCGTAATAGAGAAAAAGAACTTGACAAGATGGATAAATACCATGCTTGGCAAAAAATAATCTTAATATTCTTAGTCATTTTCCAATTTAGTCAATTATAATATGAAACAGTTTTTCCAAGAAGATAGCGGTAGATTTAGCATGAAGCGTTTATGTGGATTGCTATGTGTTATCGCATTATGTGTTACTATGTATCACAACAGTTTTAGTGAAGAGCATACTGCTCCAAGTGCAATACTTGTAGAATCAGTAGCTTTGTTAGCATTCGGTTGTTTAGGATTAACCTCAATAGAAAAAATATTTAAGAAAGATGCCTAAAAGCGAAAAGATAATATTAACCATTGGCTTCCTATTTTGGTTGTCAGCATTAGCATATTTTGTAAATCAAATGATTTAAGATGAAATTAACAGCACATTTTTCATTAGCAGAGTTTACTCGCAGTGAGTCAGCAAAAAGACATGGAGTATCTAACGAACCAACTCCAGAGCATTTAAAGAACCTTATTGTTCTTTGTGAGAAAGTATTAGAGCCAATCAGAATGAAGTTTGGCCCTATAAATATCTCATCTGGATATAGGTCTAAGGCTCTGAACCATTACATTGGAGGTAGCTTAAATTCACAACATTGTGAGGCTAAAGCGGCAGATATTGATATGGATGGTATGACTAATGCAACCAATAAAGAAATATTTGATTTTATCAAAGACACTTTAGATTTCGACCAGTTGATTTTTGAGTTTGGAACAAAAGATGCTCCAGACTGGGTTCATGTTTCTTATAACGCAGGTAAAAATAGAAAGCAAGTGTTGAGAGCACTTAAGGTTAACGGCAAGACTGCCTACGCACCTTATAAATAGAACTAACCAAACCAACCAATATGGCATCTAAAAAAAATGTTCTTGTAATAGGGGACACTCACGAACCATTCTGTCATCCACTTTATAGAAACTTTTGTTTAGAAGTGGCTAATAAGTTCCAATGTGCTGAAGTAGTACATATCGGAGATGAAGTAGACAATCATGCAATTTCTTACCACGAATCTAAACCAGACGGTCATGGAGCTGGTAGAGAAGCTGACTTAGCTCAAGCAGCTATGTATAAATGGTACAAGGCTTTCCCTAATGTTAAAGTCTGTATCGGTAACCATTCAGCCCTACACAAAAGAAAGGCTCAAACAAGCGGTTTACCAGAACGATTTATCAAATCATACGAACAAGCATGGGATGCTCCTAAAGGCTGGAAATGGGCCTTAGAATGGGAAATAGACGGTGTTCTATATACTCATGGCACTGGGAGTTCTGGACAAGCTGGTGCAATCAATAGAGCAAGAGATGCTCGACAATCAACTGTTATAGGTCATATCCATAGTTTTGGTGGTGTTTTATACTCATCATCAGATAAGGACATGATTTTTGGTATGAACGTAGGCTGTGGTATCGATATTGATGCCTATGCTATGGAATATTCACGACCTTTCCCCAAAAGACCAACATTAGGCTGTGGAGTTGTTTTAGATGGCGGAAGAGTTGCTATATTTGTACCGATGCCATTAGGCAGCAAGATTATTAGATTACCTAAGAAGTAACAATAGTTTAGTAAATATTTTAAAGTGTGTATTACATTGATTCTCAATGCGGTATGCACTTTTTATTTCCATTAGAATTAAATCGTAAATTTGTATGAACAGAGAAGTAGACGTAAAGATTGACCAATTAATGAAGGAAAAGAATTATTTGGAAGCTAAACTTGATTTGATAATTAGGGAATTGCGACTCACTGTACTAAAAAATAGTATTCAAAATGTTAATGCACATCATACAATTAACGGAAGATGAGGATGAAAGCTACGAGTTCCAAGATAATTCTGAGGAATCTGATGCTTACATAAACATATACCAAGTAGTAAGTGTAACGGCTGATGAAGAAAATGATGAAAGATGTTTCGTTTATATGACAAACGAGGACTATTTCTATGTGAACGAATCAGTAAATAGTTTTATAATGAGGTATCAAGCAATGCTTTATGGCTCAGTTTTAACTAAATTTTATGATAGTTCTAATAAACAGAATTAAGATGCTCTCTCATAGGTGTTTGGTTGGTTTTGGTGAAGGCTCGAGGTAAAATCTCGGGCTTTTTTTGTGGTATAAAAAACCCCCCATAAGAATATGGAGGGCCACCTATTATCTACAAAACACAACACTTTATTTTTTATTATACTCCTTTAAGGCGTAAGTAACTATTGCTGCAATAGAAAGTACATATAATCCTCTAAAAGTTATATGCCATAAAATTGGATTCCATTCGCCTACTAAAAAAGCAAAAGGAATATATAGCATTCCCATAAGGGCAATCATACCAACCATAGCTTCAAGTATATTTTTCATAATAATAATTTAGAAAGGTAAATCTTTGTTTTTCACTTCACCATCTGGTTTCCATGGGTCAATTTCCACATAGAAATCTGATTCACCAGCGTTAAAGGATTTCTTCATCTTAACTAAGATGTTAGCCCATCCTTTGTTATCGGCTGCAAAGTCATTTAATTTTTGTAAGTCTTGTGGGCCTAATGAGATTTTTCTTAAGCTACCGAATGCTGTTGTAAGTGTAAAGCATCTCCCAAGGTAGAGTTCTTTTGATTTAGACATTGTTTTTGGTTTTTATTGTTATAAACTTTTCTTTAATTGCTCTTTTAACTTAGTGAGGTAAAGACTAAAGTCTAATGCCTCTTCTATTGCGTGTTCTATCCATTGTTCTGTAATTAGGTCATTTCTGTCAAGGTCGGTTCCGTATTTCTCAAAGCCAATCCTTGCTCTATCTTTTAAACGATTGATAACATTCTCAACGACTGAATCATACTCGTAGTTATTCTCCATCTTTTTTATATTTTTTTACTTGTGCTTTTAAGGCTTCTCTCCACTTTAAGTCTACAGTACCATCATCCAATATGTCTTGAATAAGCTGTATTGTCTCGTTAGATACAAACTCTTTAGCTTTCTTTGTAGCTTTTACTACTTTTTCTTCTTTGTTTTCTAATTCTAAGTTTTCCATAATTTAATTTTTATTTATATTTCCATTTATATCCCCCAGCGTGTTTGTAATTAATATGATTGTTGTAACATTGAGATATACTTGAATAATTTATACCAGTTTTTTTATACGCTTCTCTTGTTGACCCATAAAAATTAATTAATTCACCACTCTTTAAATCATATTGACCAACTTCTTTTGATTTATGATTTTTATAACCAGTTTTACCAAAAGTAGGACTATTTTCCCCTTTCCTACCATACATAGGGTTTTTTTCACCTATTTGTAAATATCCTTTACCATATCTAAAACTATTTTTACCACTTAACTTATTTATAGTTTCTTTAGTATGTTTAAAATTTACAGAGCCTTTACCACCATCTGTTAAGTTAACTAAATCACCATTTCCTAAATCAATTCTACCATAATCTATAATCATACCATATTCAATCTCACAAGCGTAATTATAATTTATTCCAGAAATTAAAACATCAACCGCATATCCATATTTATTTACAATATTATACCAATGTTTATTTCTATTTCTATTAGAATATGCTCTATTAACATTAATACCAATTCCAATATAAAATACTTTATTGTTATCTAATCTTCTATGTTGATATACTATTGCCATTATCTTCCTTGTCCTCTATACTTTTTAGGTTTTCCTTGATGTTTATTGTAAGATTTTTTAGCCCTACCCATTTTACGTTTGCCGAAATTCTTTTTCTGATTCCCTCCAGCTGAAGATTTTAGTTTCGCCATCTTTAAATATTTCTAATTTTATTGTTTCATCTGATGTCTGGCTACATAACATACTTGCTCCACCTGCTAATCCTAACTGAGTTAAAAAAGTAAATTGCTCTGGACTAATCCTATCGCCTAACTTCTTAATCTCACAAGCTACAAACTGACCATGTTTCTTATCATAACCGATAATATCTGGAACTCCTTTCCTTCCAATAAACGCCCTACCTTTTACAGCAAGGTTATTATTTCTCCATACTTCCATCCCTCTTTGTCCTAAATAGTCAATCATCATTTTGGTCAGCTCAGAAGCTGTTTTGTATGTTGCCATAAACCAAAATTACAATATATTTATTATATATTATACATAGCGTATCATTTCTTCTATTGGAACTTGCACATATTTGATGTTTCCTTCGACCTTAGTATTGTTCACTCTAAAGTACCTACGAGCCTTTTTTCTTAGCATTTCTGACCTCATAAAGTATATCCTATCCCTTAAATCAAAGTTAATAGCAAAGAACTCTACATTTTTATCAGCTATGCCAGATGGTTGGTTGTCTCTCTCATATTCTAACCACATAAAGCCATCTAATAAAGCTGTAGGCATCTGTATTACTAAAATCTTAGTGTTCTTAGCAAACAACTTAATAGCTTGATAGGTACCATCAGCATTACGAGCCTCTTCTATCTCGAACTTACGTCTGTTCCTATAGCCATTATGCTTACCCATTAGAATAATCTATAAATGTCATTGTCTCTGGTAAGAATCTTAGCGGCAAATTTTTCGTGGTTCCATGTCTGTTCTTCTCAACTTTACAGATAACTAAATCATTAGTAGCATATTCTGTTCCACCAATCTCTATTGGATTAGTCATTTCATAGTAATTAGGCCTCATCAACATAATAACTGCATCAGCATCTTGCTCAATAGAACCAGATTCTCTAAGGTCTGATAGTTGTGGCATCTTATCTCCACGTTCCTCTACTCTACGAGATAATTGAGATAGGGCGATAATGGGTACTTGTAACTCTTTTGCTAAGGATTTAAGGCTTCTGCTTATTAAACTCACCTCCTGCTCTCGGTTTTGGTTGTTTTTGCCTTGTCCACTCATAAGCTGTAGGTAGTCAATAAAGATTACTTTAATGCCATACTTCTGCTTCATAATGGTTGCCTTTGCTCTAAGTTGCGAAATACTTATACCGCCCATATCTTCAATATGTAGAGGGGATAGTAATATCTTATCATCAGTTTTTAGTAGTATCTTTCTTTCTGCATCATTCAAATTATTCATTCTAAGGCGTTTTAAGGGTATCTCACTTGTAATTGACTCTAACCTTTCAACTAACTGTTCGGAGCTCATTTCGAGGCTAAAAATGACCGTAGGAATCTTATTTAGGATACATAGATGGTAAATACTTGAAAGCATGAAAGCTGTCTTACCCATACCTGGTCTTGCAGCAATGACTACAAAGTCTGGTCTGCACCATCCAGCTAATGTGTTATTAAGCTCACTAAATCCAGTATCATAACCTAATAACTCACCACTTTGTGCCTTGTCTCTTGAGTAGTTTAACGATAAAATGACATCAGTTATTGTCTTTTCATGGATATTACCATACTCTTGTAAAGCTATAAGTTTACCGTTGACCATGCTGAGTAAATCTATAGCTTGACTATCGTTGTCTAAGCATTCATATTCGCTTTGTTTAAACAGCATAAATGCTTCTCTTTTCTTATAAACCTCAATAAGCATCTCAATATGGCTATTGACATTGTGTGCTCCAGTTACATTATCAGTTAACTTAGATAGATAAAAAGCACCTCCTAATTCTTTATATGCCTCATCATCTTTAAGTTTTTGGTTTAGTGTAGTTATGTCTACATAAACTCCATCATCATACATCTTTTTTACTATGTCAAAGATTTTTTGGTGGCCTAAATCATAGAATACCTCTGTTTTTAAGTGTCCAACAACTAATGGCAATGTTCTTTTATCCATCAATATTGCACCAAGTATGCTTTTTTCTAACTCTCTGCTCTGTGGTAGTGTTACTAATTCCA